TCATATCTATCAGGCCAGCACATCTGAAATGTATGGATTTACGCCTGGACCGCAAGATGAGAAATCACCATTTCAGCCTTGTAGCCCATATGGTACCGCAAAGCTATATGCACATTGGCTGTGTGATAATTATCGTAAGTCTTATGGTATGCACATATCATGCGGTATTTTGTTCAATCATGAAAGCCCTCGTCGGGGTGAAACTTTTGTGACGCGAAAGGTGACAAAGGCTGTTGCTCGCATGGCCAAGGGTTCTGAAGAACCATTAATTCTTGGAAATCTTGAAGCATTGCGTGATTGGGGTCACGCAAAAGATTACGTCGAAGCTATGTGGCGCATGACTCAACAAGCAGTTTCCGATGATTATGTAATTGCTACTGGTCGCACAGTTCCTGTGCGTTATCTTGTTGAAACAGCATTTCGGCATGTTAACATTGAAATTGAGTGGCATCATAATCGCAATCGTGAATTTGGCGCAGACAGAAAGACTGGTAAAATACTGGTTCAAACGGATGATAGATATCGTAGACCAAATGAGGTTAATTTTCTTCAGGGTATGCCTAATAAGGCAAAAAATAAGCTAGGTTGGGAACCTACAATTGCATTTGAAGAATTGATTGGTGAAATGGTTATGGAGGATTTAAAATGAGATATTCTCTAGCAAGTGATAGTTGGGGTTGGGGTGAAAAGCTTGCAATTCTAAAAGTCATGGCAAGTGGTCGCTATACCATGGGCGACCGTGTGCGAAAGTTTGAAGATGAATTTGCACAAAAAATGGGTGTTCGCAATGCGGTGATGGTCAATAGTGGTAGCTCGGCCAATCTGGTTTTGCTATCGGCTCTTATTGAAGGTCCATTTGATTTGCGGCCCGGTGATGAGGTGCTTGTTCCTGCTGTAAGCTGGAGCACCACTTATTTTCCTCTGACACAGATGGGACTGATTCCTGTATTTGTTGATATAGATCCTAATTTCAATATTGATGTCACTATTGTTCGTAAAGCTATAACCAGCCGCACCAAAGCTATCTTTGCCGTCAATTTGCTCGGTATGCCAGCTAATCTAAACATTCTGCACGATCTATGCCAGACTCATAAGATGATTCTTATTGAAGATAATTGTGAGAGTTATGGTGCATCGCTAAATGGACAATATGCTGGTACATATGGTCTTGGTGGCACCTTCTCTTTCTTCTTTAGTCATCATCTTCAGACTATGGAAGGTGGCATGATTGTTACGAATGATGATGTGCTAGCAGATTATATGCGAGCCATTCGCGCACATGGTTGGGTGCGCGATCTGCGAACCGATGTTCTGTATAAGAAGTCTGGTGATCCATTTGAAGATAGTTTCAAATTTGTGGTTCCCGGTTACTGTGTGCGGCCGCTAGAAATGAGCGGTGCAATTGGCTCTGTACAGCTCAAAAAGATGGATAAATTTATTCAGTATCGCCGACACAATGCTGAGGTATTCAATAAAGAATTTTCTGGGTTTAATCGTCAACGAGAATGGTTTGGCGCACGATCTAGTTGGTTTGGCTTTGGTATTATTCTACCTGAAGGTAAAAGAAAGAGTGTTATCTCAGCATTGAAGGCAGAGAATATTGAGACTCGACCTATTGTCACTGGTAATTTTGTAAATCAACCTGTCATTCATAAAATGCATCATAAGGTATTTGGGTCTCTGACAAATGCTGAAAATCTAGACAAGAATGGATTTTTCTTGGGTAATGACCATAGAGACCTAGCAAATAATATTCGTCGCGCACGTCATGTAATTGGTAAGGTAATAGGTAAATGAGAACGCTAGTATTTGGTGGCACTGGTATGCTGGGTCGGGCGCTAACAGAGCGCCTGCGCCAAGATGGGCCAGTGCTTTCTATTGGAAGCGCCGACTGTGATATGACAAGAATTGATGAGATTGATATTGTCATTGGTGCAGAAAGACCTGATCGAGTATTTCATTGCGCTGGTCTTGTCGGTGGTATCAAGAAGAATATGGAAAACCCTCTTAATTTTCTAATGAAAAATACCCAGATGGGTATCAATTTGATTGATGTGTGCATAGACAATAATGTAAAGCATCTATACAATATTTCATCATCATGTGTGTATCCTAGAAATTGTCAGCAACCAATGCGTGAAGGAATGCTTGGTTCTGGTCCGCTTGAACCGACCAATCTTGGTTATGCTCTAGCAAAGATGCACGTTATCGAAGCAATTCGCATGGCCAGAGCTATGGGATTTGATTACAAATCAATGTTACCTTGTAATCTATATGGGCCAGGTGATACATTTGGTGAAGGTGGACACGTTCTAGCATCTCTGGTAAAGAAGTTTTGCGATGCAAAGCGCGAGCAATTAGATACTGTAACTATCTGGGGAACAGGTGCACCACGCAGAGAATTTCTACACACAGCCGATGCTGCCGATGCAATAGTTGCAGCCACATCTATTGATACCGCTGAAATTAATATTGGTAGTGGTGTGGATATTGAGATATCAACTCTTGCTGTAAAGATTGCAGACATCATTGAATGGGATGGTATTTTAACATTCGATTCAACAAAACCTGATGGTATGCCAAAGAAATTGCTTGACACAAACCGTCTAAATGGTATAGGATGGAAGCAGAATATATCTTTGGAAGAGGGTATCAAACAGCTAGTGAAGGAATATGAAAATGGAACTGCTAAAGTCTAGTAACCCTCAACTAAGGAATATTAGTCGAGACTTTGATTTTTCTGGTGATGATATGACAGCGCAGGAGCTTTATGAGCTTCTGCGTTCTAAGATGTGTGAGCTAAAGACTCTTGGTCTATCTGCACCTCAGCTAGGTATCATGGTTCGCGCATTTGTATTTGGTAATCCAGATGAACCAAATAGCATCATGCCAGTGTTCAATCCTAAGATTGTAAATCATGGTGATGATCTGACTGTTTATGAGGAGCAATGTTCTACGTTTCCTGGACTGTTTCTTAAGGTCAAGCGACCCAGCACTATTCGTATGAGATATGCGAATATCAATGGTGACATTGAGACGCATAATTTCCAAGGTATGACTGCTCGTGTGGCCCAGCATGAGATTGATCATCTTGATGGTATTCTCTTTACCGATAAGACCAATCTCTATTATCTACAGCAAGCAAAACGCCGCAAGCTAAAGATGGACCGCGTGAGAAAAGCGAATGATAGACAAGCTGCTGTGTGATGAGCTGGCCAGAGCTTCTAATGATACTGAGTGCGCTATTCTCCTCTCTGGTGGGGTGGATAGTCTCTCGGTGGCTTTTGCGGCGCAAAGGTTAGGTAAGAAATTACACGCATATACATTTCGTCTTGCTGGACAAACTAGCTATGATTCCGACAAGGCAATGCACGCAGCAGAAATTATGGGTTGGAAATGCACAGTAATTGAAGTTAGAACTGATCGCCTCGAAGAAGATTTTATTCATCTCGCACAGAAGATGAAGTGTATCAAAAAGACACACTTTGAGTGTTGCTTTCCTTTTCTATACATCTATCCGCAGATTAGTGAAACGGAAGTTCTTAGCGGTTGGGCTGCTGATGGCTATTACGGTATTAGCAAGAAGGCCGTGCTGCACTATTCACAGACGAAAGAAAAGCTTGATGAATTTCGTGATGCATATTTCTCTGATAATTCTCGGGCTGGTTATAACTGGCACAATCGCATCGCACAGATAAACGGTAAGAAGTTTGTTACCCCATATCTATCTGATTCTGTTAGGGATTTTTTCTATTCCATGGATTGGGAGCAACTCAATAAACCGTATCAGAAGCATCATGTGGTCGAAGCATTCAAGCCAGAGTTTGATCGCATTGGTAAGGTAAAGAAACACATAAACCTGCAATTAGGTGGTGGTGTTGATATCTTATTTGAAACACTACTACATAATCCTAGAATTAATTTCAATAATAGGATTAGGATAATGGATATTTGCAGAGATTGGGCTGGCAGTAGCGAAGATACACCAACACTAAATCAATTCTTTAGTTAGCCATTGACATTTTGTTCAATAAGGTATAATATAGCTACATGACAAAATATCAGCCATACTCCGTTCAAGATGTCAAAAACAGCTCTGCTCGCGAGCTGTTTACTGTGGTGTCTACCTTTGCTGGTGGTGGTGGTAGCTCCACTGGCTATCGCCTCGCTGGCGGCAAGGTCATTGCCATCAATGAATTTGTCGAAGAGGCCATCAAGACCTATTCGATGAATTTTCCAGATACCAAGATTGTTCCTGGTGATATCAAAGGTATCACTGGTAAAGATTTGCTAGCCGCTGCTGCGCTAAAGCCAGGTGAGCTTGATATTCTCGATGGTTCTCCTCCTTGCTCCGCATTCTCTGTAGCTGGTAAGCGCGAGAAGGGTTGGAATAAGGAAAAGACTTACAGCGATGGTAAGAAGGTTGAGAACATCGAAGATTTGTTTCTTGAATTCATTCGCATCGCTAGTGAGATTCAGCCTAAGGTTATCATTGCAGAAAACGTCAAGGGTATCACCATGGGTGAGGCCGTTGGTAAGCTAAATGAATTCCGAAATGCATTTGAGCAAGTTACACCTGGATACTTTGTTACCTATCAGGTATTGAGTGCTGCTGACTTTGGTACACCTCAATCGCGTGAACGCACCTTCTTTGTTTGCATTCGCCATGATGTCGCAGACAAGGTTGGTATTCATATGTTCAATGCACATGATACTGTATTTCCAAAAGTGAATAAGCAGCGACCAGAACATATTTCTATTGCCGAAGCATTTGAAGGTCTTATCAATGATAATGATCAGGCAAAGATGCTTGAAGATTATGTGCAAAACTGCTGGCAGAAAAAGTGGGTTGAGATGCTTCCTTTCAACCCCTCTAAGCATACAAAGCCTTCAATGCCTGAGTTTCGCGATGTAAATCCAAAGGCCTCGCTATTCAATATGATTCGACCTGCGCCGCATCTACCGTCACCGACTGTCACTCAGGCTGGTCAGAAGCGAGGTGTATCTGGTGTGCTACACTATGAAAGAAACCGCAAGCTTACTGTACCAGAGCTAAAGCGTGTTATGGGTCTACCTGATGACTATCAATTATCTGGTTCATTTGATCAGCAGGCCGAGCGCATCGGTCGCATGGTTGCGCCTAAGATGATGGCTGCGCTTGCATCAAATATCTATCAGAATGTTCTGGTTCCATATCGCGCATGATAACTGAATATCAACCATATGTTATGCAAGATGTGCAAGATTTATCTGCGCGTCAGAGATTTAAGGTTATCTCGACATTTGCCGGTGGTGGTGGCTCCTCGATGGGCTACCGCCTTGCCGGCGGTAAAGTATTATGCGTAAATGAATTTGTTGAAGAAGCCATCAAGACATATACTCATAATTTTCCAGATACCCTTGTCATTCCTGGTGATATCAAAAATTTGACTGGTAAGGATCTTATGGATCCTGTCGGCATCAAGCCTGGTGAGATTGATATTCTTGATGGCTCTCCACCATGCTCCGCATTTTCCACTGCAGGTAAGCGATATAAGAATTGGAATAAGACCAAGCTATACAGCGATGGTAAGAAGATTGAGAATATCGAGGATCTATTTTTTGAATTTATTCGTATTGCAATTGATATTAGACCAAAGGTTATTATCGCCGAAAATGTACGCGGCCTGACTATTGGTAGGGCTATACCTAAGCTTAATGAATTCATCAATGCATTTCGTGCTATTCCGCCAGGCTATCTTGTAACCTATGATGTTCTAAGCGCAAAGGATTATGGTGTACCACAAGAAAGACCTAGAACTTTCTTTGTATGTGTTCGACAAGATGTCGCAGATACAATAGGTTTGCATACCATAAACATGAAGCATGAAGTTATTCCTGAACCAACTTCACGTCATATCACAATGGCCGCGGCTTTATCCGACGTAGCCGTTGACAATGATGAGATACAAATGCTAAAAGACTATGTACAGAATAACTCCGAAAACCAGAGACACTGGCTTTCAATTCTTCCTAAAAACCCTGATAAGAGAGTCAATCCATGTTCACCAGAGATACCGACCGAACTGAATCCGGACGAAAACTATTTCACCCTAATCAGAACATGTGCCAACATGCCATGCCCGACCCTGACTGCGAATGGATCAAAGCGATCAGGAGCGGGGCTTTTTCATTGGGCGGAGGACCGCAAGTTCACAATCCGCGAATTGAAGCGCCTGCAAGGTCTACCTGAAGATTATGAATTAACGGGTACCTTTGACCAGAAGGCCGAGCGTATTGGTCGTATGGTCGCACCAAAAGTTATGGCTGAGATTGCCAATCGAGTATATGAACGAGTATTGAAACCCTATAAGGAGGCTACATCATGACCAAGTTTACTTTTGCTACTCGCGATGAGGGCTTTGACAATCACATCAATGCATCCATTCGCCACTATGGTGATCTGTGGAATGATGTGCTTTCTATGTCACAGTATTTCGTAGAAGATGATACGCAGGTTGTCGATATTGGTTGTTCGACTGGTAAGCTTATCAAGACTATGATGGAGCAAAATACCTTTGCGCCACGCGCCACCTATGTCGGTGTTGAGGTTGAGGAAGATTTCTACGCAGGCTTTGAACAAGATATGCAAAACCTTGATCCCGATAAGTGGCTTGAATATGTTCGATGTGATGTTCGCGACTATCAATTTTACAATTGCTCGCTGGTGACATCTATCTTTACTCTGCAATTCATGCCGCAGCGCGACCGTCAGGATGTAATCAATCGCATTTATGATGGCCTGCATACTGGTGGCGCATTTATCTTTGCAGAAAAGACTGTAGCCTCTTCGGCTAGAATCCACGAGATTCGTACCTTCACTTATTATGACTTCAAGCGTCAATCCTTCACCACTGATGATATTATGGACAAGGAGCGCACCCTTCGCCATATGATGAAGCCAAATACGCGAGATGAGCTGATTTCTATGTGTAATGAGGCTGGCTTTAACAGCGTGGATTCTTTCTGGCAAAACCACGCATTTACTGGCTTTATCGCCATCAAGTGAGACCCAACTAACCACAATTAGCCTTTGACATGCGGCCATTATCATAGTATAATCGCCGCATGAAAGACAGACAAATCGACCAGGGTATCAAGGCCCTTATGACCGCAACCAAGGGTCTTGACCGCTTTGCGCGTCTCTTGGCTACAGAAAATATCATCGTTGAGCATTCGCCGGCGGTGACCGCATCCTTTGACCTTCAGCGCCGCCTTCTAACGCTTCCTATGTGGAAGAATATGGAAGAGCCTGTATATCACATGCTAGCCTTGCACGAGGTTGGTCATGCCCTCTTTACCCCAGAAGATGGTTGGATGAAGGTCGTCAAGGATGACGACAAGTATCTTCGCGGCTATGTTAATGTCGTTGAAGATGCGCGTATCGACCGCAAGATGAAGGGTAAGTTTCCTGGTGGTCGGTCTGACTATGACATTGCAGCCAAGTATCTGATTGATGAAGATTTCTTCGGCCTCATCAAAAAGCGCCCGATCAATCGCTGCTCCTTTATCGATCGCCTGAATGTTCATTTTAAGGCAGGTCAGGTTATTGACGTTCCATTCGATAATGACGAGCGCAAGTTTATCTTCAAGATGGAAACCACGTCCACCTTCGATGATGTGGTTGAGCTGGCGCGCGAAATTCTTAAGTTTGCCAAAGAACGTCGTGATGAACACATGGAGACTCGAAGTGACCTCGAGTCTTGGCAGTTTGCCGAAGATGGTGAGGAAGCTGATGACTTCATTGAAATTGATGGTGATGATGGTGATGAAGCCGACGGTGACGGTATGCAGTCCAAGGGTGCGGGTAAGGGTCAGCAAGGTCTAAACAAGACCGACATCTCCGCATCTACTCAAGATGAAATGGATCAGAACCTTACCAAGAAGCATATTGATCCGCGCATCCTCAAGGACGTGACGTATATCAATGTGCCTGAGGTACGTGATGAATATAATAGTTTCATCATCCCCTATACGACCATTCTTGATAGCCTGAATACATCTCTATCTAAGGCCACAGATAAGACCAAGACTGGCATGATTGAACGATACAAGGAATTTGTGTCGCGCAATTCCAAGGTCGTGTCTTATATGGTCAAAGAATTTGAGATGAAGAAGGCTGCGGCATCTTATGCTCGCGCCAAAGAATCCAAGACGGGTGTTATCAATCCGAATAAGGTTCATTCATACAAGTTTTCTGAGGATATCTTCCGTCGGCTTACGACTCTACCAAACGGCAAGAATCATGGTATGGTGATGTTTATCGACTTCTCTGGGTCGATGCAATCCAATATGGAAGGTACCATGCAGCAGCTTCTCTCGCTTGTCGAGTTTTGCCGCAAGACTGGTATCGCCCATCAGGTCTATGCATTCACCACCGCGCTCAATCCTAATTGGAGCCGCCGCGGCCCCACTAAGACTATTGGTGGCGACAAGAATGAAATGTTTGTGCAAAATAATTTCTTTGCCCTTATGGAATTGTTCAATCATAAGATGACGCGCAGCGCATATCTTGATATGGCTAGGTTTATGCATGAATATGGTGCATCCTTTAATATTCGCCGTGGTTATAACCGGGACTATAGCTATACGGATATCTTTGCGGCGTGGTTTGGTCTGGGTTCCACGCCGCTCAATGATACCATTATTCTAGCCCACGGTATTGTGCGCGACTTCCGCAAGAATGCCAAGCTGGATATTGTCCACTCCATCTTTCTGACAGATGGGGAGTCTGATGGTATTACGGTCAATGGTGGTCGCCCTTGGGGTGGTCGCATTCTCCGCGACAAGCGGACTATGCGCCAATCTTATGTGACTGAAAACCATGAGACCACGGCCTATCTGCTTCGCAATCTTCGCGTCGAGCAGAATATCAATGTGGCAGTGTTTCGCTTGATGAACTCTCTGAATGATATCAACCATCTTACCAACTTGACTGCCGAGCAGGCCAATCGTCTCCGTAAGGAGAAGCATCTGGTTCTTTCTGAGGTTCTTGGCGCGAAAGAATTCTTTGCCATCATGGGCGGTAAGCACCTTAATGTTGAGGACATGAACCTTGACGATATTGAGGGTAATATTACTGCCAACCGTTTGGCTAAGGCTTTTATCAAGGCAAGCAACAAGCGGACTATGAGCCGCTCCATGCTCGTGCGCTTTATCGACATGATTGCCGGTAAGGCCACCAAAGTTGCCATTGACTAATCGCCCATTACCTATTATAATGCACGCATACACAATGGAGACAGTGATGAATACCTCTAATCGTGACCTGCTTCTGCGAACCGCCACCACTCGTTTTGGCGAGCAAGCTACTGTGGCTAAGAAGGTTCTAGTCGAGCTGGCTAGCGAGCTTGGGCTTCCTCGGCCGCGCCAGAGATTTTTCTCCTCGCTTGTCTCATCCGATCGTGGTAAGTATCAGCTGCCTTCCATCGCACACGCCGCACAGGTTATTCCTATGACCAATTACAGGCCCAAGAAGTTTGATCCAAATGCTCAGTCTGACCATGACTATGTGATGATTCCGGAGAAGGACAAGACCTACGTCCCCTTTGGCGACTTCAAGTCGGTTGAGAAGGTTATCTTAAGCCGCACCTTCTTTCCTGTGTTTATCTCGGGTCTTTCTGGTAATGGTAAGACCTTCATGGTCGAGCAGGCCTGCGCTCGCCAGAAGCGGCAGATGATCCGCATTCAGATGTCCCGTGAGACTGACGAGGACGACCTGATTGGTGGCTTTCGTCTGATTGACGGTGAGACCAAGTTTCTCAAGGGCCCGGTGCTTCGTGCCATGGAACTCGGTGCAATCATGCTGCTTGACGAGGCTGACCGCGCCGATCCGACCAAGGCGATGTGCCTCCAGGGTATCCTTGAGGGTAAGCCTTACTTCGTCAAAAAGACTGGTGAGGTTGTGTATCCTGCTGAAGGTTTCAATATCTTCGTGACGGCCAACACCAAGGGTCGTGGCTCCGATGATGGTCGCTATGTTGCTGCATCCATGCTTGACGATGCGCTACTTGAGCGTTTCCCGATCACCATCGAGCAGGACTATCCGAATACCAAGATTGAGACCAAGATCCTGCAGGCGCAATTTGAACAGCGCACTCCTGAGATTGATGGCTTCATTGAACATCTTGTGGCCTGGGCTGACGTTATCCGTCGCACCTTCGCCGAGGGTGCAGCCGATGAGGTTATCTCCACTCGCCGCCTGACCCATATCATCAAGGCCTACAAGCTGTTTGATGATCGCACCCAAGCCATCGCGATGTGCATCAATCGTTTTGACGAGGAGACTAAGAAGTCCTTCCTCGACCTCTATCGCAAGGTCGATCCGACCCTGCCCAAGGCTCCGGAGCAACCTGCTCCAGAGGCTTCTGAAGAACCTAAGGGTGATGAAATCCCGTTCTGATGAAGCATTTATACAACACTATCATACATGAAAGGTGTATATACTATGACCTGTAAGACTACCAAGACTGAACGTCTGCTTAACTACCTGATGTCGGGTCGTGACATCACCGAGGGTCAGGCTCGCAGCCGCTTCGGTATCCAAAACCTGAGCGCAACGGCCTCCAGCCTGCGCTTCCAGGGTTACCCGGTCTATGCTAATCGCAAGACTCTGGGTAACAACCACGAGGTGACGCTGTATCGCCTCGGTGCTCCTCGCCGCGAAGTGATTGCGGCTGGTTATCGGGCCCTTGCTTCGGCCTAATAGCTACTTGTGGTAAGTTAAGGGTCGGGGCTTTGGCTCCGGCCCTATTTGTATTTTACACCCTACATATGCTATATGTTTGGTATGAAAGGGGTATACCATGGCTATTGAAATTAATGTCTCCATTGAGGAGCTGCGTAAGAATAAGATTTTTGTTGCCACTCCGATGTATGGTGGTAGCTGCACCGGGCAATTTGCAAAGGGTACTGCCGATCTGGCCCGCATCGGTGCAGAATATGGTATGGATATTGAATTCTTTTACCTCTTCAATGAAAGCCTCATTACCCGCGCTCGTAACTATCTGGTTGATGATTTTCTTCGCAGCGGGTATAGCCACCTAATGTTTATTGACTCGGACATTGGTTTTGATCCGAGCGACGTTATTGCACTATCCGTCATTGCTAATCAGCCGGGTAAGGATATTGTCTGCGCGCCATATCCAAAGAAGTGCATCTCATGGGAAAAGATCAAGCGGGCTGTCGATAAGGGTTTCGCTGACAAGGATGCTAATAGCCTTGAAGCTTATGTGGGTGACTATGTGTTTAATCCTACACAACAGACCACATCCATTCGCCTTGATGAACCCGTAGAAGTTCTTGAAGGTGGTACAGGCTTCATGATGATCAAGCGGGAAACACTTGTCAAATATCAGGCTGCATATCCTGAATTGATGTATCGACCCGATCATGTTCGCACGGAACACTTTGATGGTAGCCGTGAGATTATGGCCTTCTTTGATACTGTAATCGATCCTGCGACTAAGCGTTATCTGTCTGAGGATTATATGTTCTGCCAGTATGCAGCACGTGCTGGTCTTAAGACTTGGCTTTGCCCGTGGATGCGACTGAATCACACTGGAACCTATACATTTAGTGGTAGTCTGATTGATCTTGCACAGATCGGTGCATCTGCTACTGCTGACGTTGAAGCACTTGGTAAGGCTAAGAAGCTTGCAAATGCTTTTAAGGGTTGATAATTCCCTTAATATAATGTATAATAATCATGTTCTAACCTGTGGAGTATATCATGCAACTGTCAAATGAGACTATCGAAATCCTAAAGAATTTTGCAGCGATCAATCCATCGCTGCTCATTCGGCCGGGTAGTAATCTTCGAACCATTCACTCCAAGAGCACCATCTTGGCTTCAGCGAATGTCAAGGAGACCTTTCCGATTGAGTGTGCTGTCAATGATCTGACAAAATTCATCATGGTTCTTACGGCCTATGATAATCCTGAACTTGAATTCACGGACAAGCATACGGTCATTAGTAACTCGCGCGCATCTACTCGTGTGCTTCATGGTGGCGTCGCCACTGTGACGCATCCACCTGCACGCGATCCTAAGCTTCCGAGTGTCGATGCGACCTTTACTATCAATAATGACGCTCTGAATTGGGTTCTTAAGCTTACCGCAGGTCTTGGTCTTCCGAACGTGCTTTTGTATGGTAAGGATGGTAAGTCTTATCTCTCAGGCACCAATGTGCTTGAAGATATCTCCGATAGCACCGAATATGCAGTTGGTGATGCGACCAATGACTACAAGGCTATCTTTGACATTGAGAACCTGAAGCTTCTGCCTCGTGACTATGAGGTTGCTGTCACTAACGGTATGGCACACTTCAAGTCTAAGGCTGGTGACATCGAGTATTGGGTCGCATGTTCGACTCCAAAGAAGTGAATTATATCACTTCAACCATGCTAATGGGTTGGCTTCACAAGTTGTTGGAGTCATCCCGAATGGAGGATCGAGAGCTAGAGCTGCTTGCAGCTATGACCGCAGTTATTACCAAAGGGTATGTGACAAGTCTTGGTTCTGATCAAGCAGCAATGATTTTCTACAGTATTGCTGATGGTCTAGCAACAGACACATTGGATGATGATGAAGGTGATGACGATGGAGATGAATCAGAGTGAATTTCTGTGGGTCGAGAAGTATCGACCCAAGACTATTGCGGAATGTATTCTCCCAGATGAATTGAAGAATACATTTCAGAAATTTGTAGATGACAAGACAGTTCCTAATCTTTTGCTGTCTGGTCCTGCTGGCATCGGTAAGACTACCGTGGCCAAAGCAATGTTTCAAGAAATCGGTGCCGACTATATTATTGTCAACGGCTCGATGGAAGGTAACATTGATGTTCTCAGGACTCGCATTCTGGGTTATGCATCAACGGTATCTCTTTGGGGTGGTCGCAAGTATGTTATCCTCGATGAGGCCGACTATCTGACGCATCACACTCAACCTGCCCTTCGTAATTTCATGGAGCAGTATTCACACAACTGCGGTTTTATTCTGACCTGCAATTTCAAGAATAAGATTATCGCACCCCTGCACTCCAGGTGTTCGACTATCGACTTCAAGATTAGCGGTAAGGATAAGCCGGTTATCGCAGCGCAATTCATGTCGCGTGCTTGCGGTATTCTTTCTTCTGAGAATATCGAATTCGACAAGAAGATTGTTGCTGAGGTTATCAAAAAGTATTTTCCTGATTGGCGTCGAGTTCTTAATGAGCTTCAGCGATATTCTACCAAGGGTACCATTGATGCTGGAGTGCTGGCCAATATCTCTGATGCAGACCTTCAGGGTCTAATCAAGATGCTCAAGGAGAGAGACTTCACCTCGATGCGCAGTTGGGTTGGTCAGAATACAACTCTTGATCAGAATACTGTCTATCGTCAGCTTTATGATAGTGCATATGACTACATGAAGCCTGCAAGTATTCCTAATCTGGTTCTTATCCTAGCCGACTATCAATACAAATCTGGGTTTGTTGTCAATCCTGAAATCAATCTGGCAGCATGTCTTACCCAGATTATGATGGATTGTGAATGGAAATGACAGAAGAAACTAAGCTTGGTGTATTTGATATGGTCAAGGCCATTGGTGAATCCAAGCATGACTATTTCAAAGATGATGCGGAGGTTGCTAATAAGACCTACGTGCCATTCCTTGTCAATAAGGCTCTGTCATTTCATATCGATACTATTCTCTATGCAAATGAGATGAATCAGCGCGGTCATCTAGATAACCGGTTACAACATGACTATCTCATAAATACAGTGAGGTCTAGACGCCGAGGCGCAAGCAAATGGCCAAAGCCTTCGGATGATAACAATATTAATGCTGTCATGGAATACTATGCGTGTAACTATAATCGAGCTAGGGACTATCTGACTGTCCTAACGAATGATCAGCTCGCCGTAATCCATGATAGGACTAAGAAGGGTGGAGCTGATGATAGATATAGCAGAAATGGTAGAGGTAAGACTGAAGAATCCTGAGGACTTCCTAAAGATTAGGGAGACACTTACGCGTATTGGTGTCGCATCACGAAAAGACCAGACACTATATCAGTCTTGCCACATTCTTCACAAGCAACGTAGGTATTTCATCGTACATTTTAAAGAGCTATTTGCTCTTGATGGTAAGCCTACTAACTTTGCCGAAGAAGATGAAATGCGTCGGAATACAATTGTTAATCTCCTTGAGGAATGGAATTTGGTGGAGGTCGTGAATCCTGATATGACTAAAGATAAGGTCGCACCAATATCACAGATCAAAGTCCTCTCACACAAGGAAAAGAGTGATTGGATTCTGGAAGCAAAATATACTATTGGAAAGAAAAGGAGTAACTAATGACTGACTACTTTATTGAGTCTTTGAAAGTAGCACTAGCCGATACATATGTATTTGCTGTCAAGGCTCAGTATTTCCATTGGAATGTTCAGGGCCCCGATTTCGTTCAGTATCATGGTTTATTTGGTAATATCTATAACGACGTTCATGGTGCAATCGATCCACTTGGCGAATATATTCGCGCATCCGGTGCATATGCTCCTGGTACTTTAGGTCGATTCAAAGAACTGACAACACTTGTTGAACTTGAGACTGTGCCTGAAGCAAAAGAGATGATTCTTACTCTGGCAGTTGACAATGCTAAAGTTTTACAGTCAATTAAAATTGCATATGATGCAGCCGAGGCTGCAATGGCGCATGATGTATCTGATTTTCTTTCTGAGCGCATGGGTGCTCATAAGAAACATGGGTGGTTTCTACACTCGACTCTTGGTGACAATGTAAGGAATTAATATGAGTAATTTTGCTATGGTGGCCGACTTCATGAGAGTAGCCGAACAAGATGTGCATACAACACCTACCTGGCCTGAAGATAAGATTCGTCTATTGAGATATAAGCTAATTGATGAAGAACTCACTGAGCTTCAAGAAGGTATGGTGAATGAAGATATCATCGAGATCGCCGATGCATTGACCGATTTGTTATATGTGGTATACGGTGCTGGTCACGCATTTGGTATCGATCTTGATAAGTGCTTTGCCGAGGTTCATCGCTCTAATATGAGCAAGTTTGTTGACGGTAAACGTATCAAGGACGAGAACGGTAAGGTCATGAAGCCGTCAACATATTCATCACCAGACCTCTCTTTTTTATTACCTGAGATGACTGATTTGCCCTTGACAGAGGGATGACTTCCTGATAAATATAGACAGCATCGCTCAATCGGGGATGCTATTTTATTAACCCTCGCTTATCCAAGGAGGATAACATGGTACTACTAAGCGATCTGTCCAAGCTGGACATGTTCACTGTTGGCTTTGGTGATATGCAAAAGCGTATACTTGAAGCCACAGAAAATCTTACTAAAGCTGTGCCTGGCTGGCCACCCTATAACATTGCCAAGGTCGATGAAAACAAATATGTGATCGAAGTGGCTGTTGCCGGCTTCGGTCGCTCAGACCTCGAGATTGAGCTTCAGGATAACAAGCTGTTCATTCGTGGCGCGACCAAGAATGATGAGAAGTCTACTTATCTATATAAGGGTATTGCCGACCGCGCATTCAAGCGTGAGTTCCATCTGGCCGACTCAATTGAAGTTCAGAACGCGGAGATTATCAACGGTCTCTTGAAGGTCTGGCTTGAGAATGTGATTCCAGATAGCAAGAAGCCTCGAAAGGTGGATATTGCTGACGGTGAATCGTCAAAGAAGTCTAGAAAGTCAGATCCTCAGCAATTAAATGGCTGAGCCCTAGTGCTCTTGCCAAGGGGAGAGGGTGGAATCCCTCTCCCCATTTTTCATTTGGAGAAAGAGATGTTTCACAGAGTAATGTCAAAGATACGCACAATATATACAGAGTGGTGTGAGAGCCAAGAGGTT